GGCGGCGGTGCTGCGCAGGCTGCTGCCACAGATACCAATCCCAACAAAATCACAGCCACTATCCAGATAGACGGGCAGACACAGATATTTGATCTCAGCAGCAAAGGGCGCGATGTCAAAGAAGCCAGCCGTTGGTTGGAACAATTTTTAGATTCTCGTGGAGTCGAAGGTTGGACCGCCAGTGTAGAGCGGGGGGTGCGAGGTTCGGGAAACTACCAGAGAATGAACATTGACAGCCAGGGTGGTCTCATACGGTAAAGACATGCGCTACAGAGAAATCTCAGAAAGCTGCTGGCAAGGATATCGCCGAGTCCCGGGTACAGCTCAATACAGCAAAGGCAGTTGTGAGCGCATCGGTGAACAGGACCTCGAAGAAGATCTACGAAAATGGTTCCGTGAAAAGTGGGTGCGATTCAATCCACAGGGAAAGATCATGGGACCATGCGCTCGTGGGTCAGACAAAGAAGGCAAGCCTAAATGTTTGCCACAAGCCAAAGCACAGGCTCTGGGCAAAAAAGGACGGGCTTCGGCAGCAGCACGCAAACGGCGAGAAGATCCCAATCCCGAACGCACCGGTGCTGCCCGTAACGTTGCCACTAAATCTAAAAAATCTTAGCGATTTCTCATGGGTCTAGACGACGAAGATGTTTGGGTCAATCTACCAGTGCAGTATCTATGGATCTATGACAGACTCATACTCAGCAGGCAATTGGGATATCAGGCAGCGCCTGCTGGTGTGCCAGTGCCCACTGCCAACTGGTATATCATCAAACCCATAACCAATCTGCGAGGCATGGGTCGCGGCGCACAGCGGCTTTGGCTAACTCCGGAACTCACAGATTCTGTGCCAGATGGATCATTTTGGATGCCTTGGTTCCGTGGTCGCCACATTTCGGTGGACTATCATTGGGGCCAACAGGACCTGGCTGTAGAGGGTTTCCGGCGAGACAACAGATTGGATCGATTCACACGCTGGTGTCGCGTGGCAGACCAGATGCCACTGCCTCTATGTCTGGAGCCAGTGGCCCGAGATCTCGAGTGGCTCAACGTGGAATACATCGGAGGATTGGTGATAGAAGTACATGCTCGTTATGATGTGACTTTCCGGGATCACAGCAGCGATGAGATCTACCCTCAGTGGTGTGATGAACCAGTGACACAGCCGCCTGGCACCTCATGGTACCCTTGTGCAGCAGGAGATCGCACTGGCTTCTGGATAAAAAATAAATAACTCAATGCGTGCCCAAGAATTCATATCAGAAAAGTGGAGCGAAAAATACCGACGCAGCATCAATTGTGCCCGTCCCCGGGGATTCAGCCAGCGTGCCCACTGCGCAGGACGCAAAAAAACTTCGGAAGAACAGCAGTTGGACGAACTGCAATTCCTAGGCAGCCAGTGCACCAAAGATTGTTCGGGGCATCGGGCAGGCTATGAATGGAGCCAACGCCGGGGCGGACGCGTGCCCAACAGCTGGAGCCCCAGCTTCAACAAAGGTGCGGCCTTGCATCGCGCAGGAAAATAGCGTATACTCACTGGATGACAGACCCCGCCTGGATTTATGAATCACCCGATGGTGGAGACACCGTTTATCGTCGCCGCAGCGGCGAAGGTCACAGAGAACTGGTACGCGAAGGACCGCTGCGCCAACGACTACTACGCAGCCAGCTGTGGCGAGAGATATTCGATGCTGCAGACACTGATCCAGAACTACAACGCATGATCGACCAAATAGAAGTATTCTACAGATTGAAGCACCAGACACGACCTTAGGACCGCTAGGGTTGCGTGGGGCGGCTGCTGCCCGGAATCACTGGATTCGCTACCCTCGTGATTCCCAAGTGAGCACTGATCAATGGAATATATATCACTATGACAACACAATATCGAGTGGCCGACATAGGCCTGGCTGCCTGGGGGCACCGTGAAATAGCCATCGCCGAAAGCGAAATGCCGGGATTGATCGCGATCCGGGACAAATACATTGACCAACGACCCTTGGCAGGTGCACGCATCGTGGGCAGTCTGCACATGACCATACAGACCGCTGTGCTGATCCGAGTCTTGGTGGCCCTGGGCGCTGAAGTGCGCTGGAGCAGTTGTAATATCTTCAGCACACAGGATCATGCCGCTGCGGCCATAGCGGATCTGGGAATACCAGTATGGGCCTGGAAAGGCGAGACCGAAGAGGAATATTGGTGGTGCATAGACCAGACCATACAGGGCTGGCAGCCCAATATGATACTGGATGATGGGCATGATCTCACTGACCGCATCATCACTCGCTATCCCGAACTTATACCCGGCATCATCGGTGTCACAGAAGAGACCACCACCGGCATCCTGAGACTGCGTGAAAAAGCCGCAGAAGGAACCTTGCCGTTCCCAGCCATCAACGTCAATGACAGTGTCACCAAATCAAAATTTGACAACCTCTATGGCTGTAGGGAGAGTTTAGTGGATGGTATCAAGCGCGCCACTGACGTCATGATCGCCGGCAAGGTCGCAGTGGTATGTGGATTTGGCGACGTTGGTAAAGGAAGTGCTGCTGCCTTGAGATCACTCAGCGCACAGGTCTGGGTCACCGAAGTAGATCCCATCTGCGCACTGCAGGCCGCCATGGAAGGCTACCGTGTTGTCACAATGGACTACGCCGCGGAACGAGCTGACATCTTTGTCACGGCCACAGGCAATGTCAATGTCATCACCCGGGCACACATGGATCGCATGCGCCACAATGCCATCGTCTGCAACATCGGACACTTTGACAACGAGATTGATGTGGCTTCGCTGTCTGATCTTCGTTGGGAAGAAATCAAACCACAGGTAGACCATGTCATATGGCCCGACGGCAAGAGGATCATTCTCTTGGCTCGAGGACGGCTGGTCAACTTGGGTTGTGCCACAGGTCATCCCAGTTTTGTCATGAGCAACAGTTTTACCAACCAAGTCATAGCCCAGATCGACCTGTTCAACGATCCCAAGAAATATGCCGCAGGCCAAGTGTATGTGCTGCCCAAACATCTAGACGAAGAAGTGGCACGACTGCATTTACAGCAGATCGGTGCTGACCTCACGGTGTTGTCCCCCGAGCAGGCCACGTACATCGGCGTCAGTGTCACTGGGCCCTACAAATCTGATACCTATCGCTATTAGTGGACAGATCAGCCAAACTATATTGCACTTGGGCCGATCGTGGCATGGCTTTGCACAACAGTGGCGGAGCTCTGTTGTGCTGTCACAGTAGAACCTTCCTCAAAGACAACGACGGGCAGACGATTCATTGGCACACACATAGTCTAGAAGATGCTTGGAATAGCCCAACTCGACGGGAGATACAAGATGCCTTGACCCGTGGCGAACAGCATCCTAATTGTGATGCCTGTTTTAGCGAAGAAAATACCGGAGGAAAAAGCCGCAGGCAACACCATTTAGATATGTTGGATATCACAGATGCCACACGCGATCTTGAATCTCCCTTGTTGCTAGATCTCAAATTAGGAAATATCTGCAATTTAGCCTGCAGGACTTGCAATCCTTATGTGAGCTCGAAATGGTATAGAGATTGGTGGGAAGTATTTGAGCGAGACAGCGGACGATACCAAGACTACAGCGAATATCTAGATAGCAAATATCTCACAGGTAGGTTGAGCTACGACGACAGCAACGAAAAATTTTGGCAAAAGTTACGCGAATGGATACCACATGTGCAATACATTGATATCTATGGGGCAGAACCAATGATGATCGACAGGTTGTTTGAGATCCTTCGTTACAGTAGAGATCGAGGATGTCATCAACATCAGACTCTGCACTTTAATACCAATTGCACTCTCTGGCGAGATGATTACGCAGAGTTGCTGGGTAGTTTTAAACGTGTGTTTGTTGATTTGAGCATAGATGGCCTTTATCAACACTATGATTACTTACGGTATGGCGAAACATGGTCAGTGACCCGGGACAACATCGACAAATATCTCCATTGGCACAAAAAAACCGGGCACAGACATCATATCAATATTTGCATCACTGTCAGCATCCTCAACATCTATTACCTAGACGAAATCACAAAATACTTTGATGAACTTGGATGTACTTGGCATTTTAATCTTGCCCATATGCCCCACTGGGTCAGTATCAAAACATTACCGGAACATATCAAACGAGCCATAGCCGACAAACTATTGGCCAACGGCACTTCGGCGAACTTTCAACAGCGTATAACTCCTATGATATCATACATGATGGAACCGATGCTGTGTCCGCATGATCAAATGAGTCACGAAGATTATTCTGCGCGGATGTGGAAAGAATTTGTACGCAGCACCTTGATGCTAGATCGCCGAAGACGCCAAGATTTTGCCACAACCTTCCCAGAGTTTTATCAACTACTGCTCAAGGAGTTTACCGCGGTTCACCGGCTGCACATTGAGAGTGAGTCCCAGCAGGAATGAATATCTTATGCTTTGGGTATGATTCCATCCTTCGTGCCAAGTATCATTGCCGTTGGCGTGCCACCAACCATCGCCCCAATTGGTAGTCATCCTGACTGGGTTGCCTCGATTGGCCGTGTCATAAAATACCGTGCTTAGGTTGCTGTCATCTTGTTTGGTGAGATACAGCATGCCAGTGGCCACTAACTTCCTATAATCAGTGTGCAGCACATTGACAAATCCCGGAGCATCTCGAGTAAGTTCAGCATGGAACATGCAATGATCAAACATATCTTGTGGAGACCAATCATAATCCTGTGCGAATCCCGGGATAGTGTCATACATCCAATGTATCAAACTCCATACAGTTGATTCGTCACAGAGATAGGATTGTATCTGTGTTAAAATTTTCCCCCGTGGATTCATGCACTTTGCACGTTGCCCTTGCCATAAGTCTACATTCAGAGGGTTAAGATCTCCGGGAGAAACCCATGTTTCATTTCCAAGTTCTTTGAGGACTTCTTCAAACGTATAGGGTATATCTACATGGATGTGTGCCAGTTTCCATTTTCCGGTAGCTGTGATTTTTATGGGATTGAACATATTCATATTTACTTTTTGGTCAATGTAAGTTTGACAAAGATATAATTTTGTGATAAAATATTAATCAAGGAGATAAAACATGCAAGATAAAACATTCAGTGCCGAACAAAAAGCCAAACTCACTCAGATCATCAACGAGGGCATGCAGGTCATGCACGAGATTGAAACACTCAACGGTGGTCTCTCCGACACCATCAAAGCCGTGGCCGAAGAGCTGGAAATCAAACCCAACGTCTTGAAAAAGGCCATACGCCTGGCACACAAGGCCGAATTCGGCCGAGAACAGCAAGATCATGCCTTGCTGGAAAACATCCTAACTACCGTGGGCAAAACACTGTAATGAAACGATATCTCGAATGGGGCAGGCTGGCCTCACGCAGTGAATACTGGGCAGTGCTGATCATCAGCTGGGTTTTGGCTGCTGTGGTCACTATCGTAGGCGCCGTGATGATGATCGCAGATGGCTTGTTCATGGTCACAGGAGCTTTGTTGATCATCCTGGGTTTGATCTTAGTGATCTGGGCCATGCTGGCCACCACAGCCAGTCGCTGTCGCGACGCTGGAATCAATCCATGGTGGACTTTGGCCACCATGCTGCCCTACATTGGGTTTGTAGTGATGATCGTGGTAGGCTGTTTGGCAACTAAATCTCCGTCCAACAACGAGTCGCTGGCGTAACCAGCATGTAGAAAGGCGGCGGGGCCATAAGCCCGAGGAGGAAATTATCAGTTACATAGACGCACTGTTTGATCGTGAACACGATCGCATCCATGTAGTGGGTCGCCGTGAAGGCGACCGCTACTATGCTGAATATCCAGCCAATTATATTTTTTATTATGATGATCCACGCGGAAAATTCCGTAGCATCTATGGTGGCCCTGTGTCCAGATTCAGCTGCAGGAGCAACAAAGAGTTCCGGCGCGAGATGGCCGTGCATCGTGGCGTGCAGATCTATGAGGCCGACATCAATCCTGTGTTCCGATGCTTGGAAGAAAACTACAAAGGTCAGGATGCTCCACGACTTCACACAGCGTTTTTTGATATCGAAGTTGACTTTGACAAAGATCGAGGATTCAGTCGTCCCGACGATCCCTTCAATCCCATCACTGCCATATCAGTGTATCTAGACTGGTTAGACCAGCTAGTGACTCTAGTAGTGCCGCCCCGGCACATGAGCGATGCCACAGCCGCGGAAATCGCAGCAGAATTCGCCAATACCTATGTGTTCCGTGACGAAGCCGAACTGCTGAAAACATTCCTGGATCTCATTGATGACGCAGATGTCTTGAGTGGGTGGAACAGCGAGGGCTATGACATACCCTACACAGTGATGCGCACCACCCGTGTGTTGAGCCGGGATGACACACGCAAGTTCTGCCTCTGGGGGCAGTTTCCCAAACAACGTACCTTTGAGAGATTCGGGGCAGAAAATATCACGTTTGACCTCATAGGCCGCATACATTTAGACTACATGCAGCTCTACAGGAAATACACCTATGAAGAGAGACACAGCTATAGCCTAGATGCCATCCTGGAATACGAGGGGTTGGAGGGCAAGACCAAATTCGAAGGTACCCTGGATCAGCTCTACAACCAGAACTGGCGCACGTTCATAGAATACAACCGACAAGACGTCAATGGCCTCCGCGAGCTAGATCGCAAACTGCGGTTCCTGGATCTAGCCAACACCCTGGCACACGAAAACACAGTGCTGTTGCCCACTACCATGGGTGCCGTGGCTGTCACAGAACAGGCCATCATCAACGAAGCCCATGAGCGAGGCATGGTGGTACCCAACCGCAACCAACGACTCACTGACGATGACACGCAGGCCGCCGGTGCCTATGTGGCCTATCCCAAGAAAGGCATGCATGATTGGATCGGGTCAATAGACATCAACAGTCTCTATCCTTCAGCGATCCGTGCCTTAAACATGGGTCCCGAGACCATTGTGGGCCAACTGCGTCCCATCATGACTGATCGCCTTATACGTGAAAAAATGGCCGCAGGCGACAGTTTTGCCGCAGCCTGGGAAGGATTGTTTGGCAGCTTGGAGTATACCGCTGTCATGGAACAACAGAGAGGCACAGAGATCACCATAGACTGGCAAGGGGGCGAGGAGAGTGTACACAGCGCCGCAGAGATCTGGCGCATGATATTTGACAGCAACCAGCCCTGGATACTCAGCGCCAATGGAACCATATTCACCTATGAGCGTGAAGCAGTGATCCCAGGGCTGCTCAAACGCTGGTACGCTGAACGCAAAGACATGCAGAAAAAACTAAAAGAGTGTACCACGCGAGAACAAGAAGAATACTGGGATAAACGTCAGCTGGTCAAGAAGATCAATCTAAATAGTCTCTATGGAGCTATCTTGAACCCCGGTTGCAGGTTTTTTGATAAACGCATAGGCCAAAGCACCACTCTGACAGGTCGTGCCATCGCGCGCCACATGGATGCCTATGTCAATGAATGCGTCACGGGACGCTATGACCATGTGGGCGATGCCATCATCTATGGTGACACAGATAGCTGTTATTTCACGGCCTGGCCCGCGGTGCGTGAGGAAGTGGCGTCGGGTGCCATGGAATGGAACAAAGAGACTGCGGTGGCGCTGTATGACAGCATCGCCGAACAAGTAAACCAGAGTTTTCCAGCGTTCATGGAACAAGCATTCCACTGTCCACGAGACATGGGATCAGTGATACGCGGTGGTCGTGAGATCGTGGCCACGCGTGGCCTGTTCATCACCAAGAAACGCTATGCTGTGCTGGTGTACGACAAAGAAGGCAAGCGCCAAGACGTCAATGGTCGGGCCGGCAAAGTCAAGGCCATGGGCTTGGATCTCAAGAGATCTGACACGCCCAAGATCATACAAGAATTCCTCAGCGAGATCTTAGACGACGTCTTGGGTGGCGCGGATCGAGAAT